TGGGTAGTTAAAAAACAACTACCCACCATGCACAAAATAAAAAAGTTTTGGCGAAAATTTTTGGATTTGTCATCAAGGAGCTGAAGTGGAGAACTGGGGCAACATCAAAGGCTTCCAAGGATATTCGGTGAGCGATCTCGGTCGAGTCCGTAGAGACGACAACGGCCGAATCCTCACGATCCTAAGAAACCCACACGGAACATGCTACGTCGGCATGACGAGAGGAAAGAAGCAGCACCGTCGTTCACTACCACAGCTTGTAGGAAATACGTTCGTACCAAAGCCGGCAGGCCGAGAAGGCTTCGACCGTCTGATCCATCGAGACAACGACCAATCCAACAACCGAGCCGACAACCTCGAATGGCGTCCTCACTGGTTCATGGTCAAATACCTGCTCCAGGCCACCAGAGGTCCAGAAGGCAGCGATATTCCGGTTGTCGAGATCAAGCATCAAGAGATCTACCCGAACACCTGGGAAGCGGCCCTCGCCTTCGGTCTGCTCGAGCGGGATGTTATCAGTTCTATCCTGAACCGTACCTTCACGTGGCCTACGTTTCAGGAATTTCGGTACCTTGCAAATTAACTACCCACTCGCAGCCGGATCGCAGGATATAATAGAAGGAGTAGAAACAAGCTCCCCTATTTTTCGGAGGAACTCGTGCGAGAAACTGGGCGTAACGGATTTAAAGCTCGGCTTATAAAAGAGTTGGAGCATCGTTTCCCTGGTTGCATCGTGTTCAACCTCGATCCGAACACCGTCCACCAGGGTGTTCCGGATTTGTTGATCCTCTACCGAAACACGTGGGCGATGCTTGAAACGAAGGGTGCGTACAACTCTAGACGTCGACCGAACCAAGAGTTCTACGTCAACTTCTACAACGAGATGTCGTACGCAAACTTCATCTACCCTGAAAATGAAGAGGAAGTGCTGGATGATCTTCAACAAACATTCCAACCTCGCCGGCGCTCACGCATTTCTAAGCGCTAGCAAGTACCACTGGATTCGCTATGATGAAGACAAGCTCGAACGGCTCTTCACCACAGCAATGGAAGCTCAACGGGGTGTTGAACTTCATGACCTGGCGCATCAGCTTATTCGTCAAGGTGTCAAACTTCCAAACACTTCGGCTACGTTGAACAGATATGTCAACGATGCCATCGGTTTCCGCATGAAGCCCGAACAAGTGCTTTATTATTCACCCAACTGTTTCGGAACTGCGGACGCCATCGGTTTCACGCAACGATCAAAGAAGCTTCGCATCAGCGACCTGAAGACTGGAAAGACTCAGGCTTCCATGGACCAGCTTCTGATCTATGCTGCGCTGTTCTGTCTCGAGTATCGCTACGAACCGTTCGATGTCGAAACCGAACTGCGCATTTACCAGAACGACGACATCAAGCTCCTCATCCCTGATCCTGTCGATATTTCGACGATCATGGAGAAGATCAAGTACTTCAACAAGCGTCTCAACGCACTCATGGAGGAGGCAGAGTCGTGATCATCGATGTGGACGACTACATCGCGCACTACGGCACGCCTCGCCATTCGGGGCGTTATCCTTGGGGATCGGGCGATGACGACAGAGGTCAGCGAAACAAGAACTTCCTGAACTACGTCGCCGGCCTGAGGAAGCAAGGATTGAGCGAAACCGATATCGCTCGAGGTTTGGGTATCACCACTACCCAGCTACGCGCAGCCAAGACCATTGCCAAGAACGCTCAGAACCAAGCGGATATCGCTATGGCTCAGCGTCTCAGAGACAAGGGTCTATCGAACGTGGCTATCGGTGAACGCATGGGTAAGCCTGAGTCTTCGATTCGTGCTCTTCTGGCTCCAGGCCGGAAAGAGAGAGTCGATATTCTCGAAACCACTTCCAACATGCTCAAGGATCAGGTCGAGAACAAGAACTACATCGATATCGGTGCCGGCGTAGAATATCATGTCGGCGTGAGTCGAACCAGGTTCAACACGGCAGTTGCGATGCTTCAGGAACAGGGCTACAAAGTCCACTACGTGAAGGTGGAACAACTTGGTACTGGCAAGCAGACCACAGTCAAGGTTCTGTCGAAGCCGGACGTTCCATATTCCGAGGTCTATCGCAACCGAGACAAGATCCAGCAGATCACTGATTTCTCTGAAGATCATGGTCGTTCATATCTTGGACTGAAGACTCCTCTTTCCGTCAGCTCAAAGCGTGTCGCTGTTCGGTACGCCAACGAAGGCGGAAAGGATGCGGATGGTGTTATTTACGTCCGTCCTGGAGTCAGCGATATTTCCCTTGGTAATGCTCGCTATGCGCAGGTTCGTATTGCTGTGGATGGTACGCACTATCTCAAGGGTATGGCCATGTACAAGGATGACCTGCCTGATGGTGTCGATCTCATGTTCAACACCAACAAAAACAACACAGGAAATAAGCTTGATGCGTTGAAGACGCTGAAAGACGATCCTGACAACCCGTTCGGTGCCGTTGTTCGACAACTCATCGATCCAGAGACTGACAACGTCATATCTGCGATGAATATCGTCAACGAAGAGGGCTCTTGGGAAAGATGGTCTAGAAACCTACCTTCCCAGATGTTGTCGAAGCAAAGTCCAATCCTGGCCAAGACACAGCTGAATATGACGTTTGAGCGGAAGCGTGATGAGCTTGATGAGATCGAGCACCTCACCAACCCCGCTGTCAAGAAGAAGCTTCTTGAATCATTTTCTGATGATGCTGATTCTTCGGCTGTTCATCTGAAGGCTGCGGCCATGCGAAATCAAAAGTCGCATGTTATTCTCCCCATCGCATCGATGAAGGAGACCGAAGTCTACGCTCCGAACTATGACAACGGAACTCGCGTTGCCTTGGTTCGGTTCCCTCACGGTGGCACATTCGAGATCCCTGAGCTCACCGTAAATAACCGTCAACCAGAAGCGAAGAAACTTCTGGGTATGGCGCCTGATGCAATCGGTATCCATAGCAAGGTTGCCGAGCGTTTGTCTGGTGCCGACTTCGATGGCGACACTGTCTTGGTTATTCCCAATGACCATGGCAGAATCAAATCCTCGCCACCTCTCGAAGGACTGAAGGGTTTCGATCCTCAGAGCGCATATCCTCCTTACGATGGAATGCGTACGATGGATGGCGGAACTTGGAACGCGGCAAAGAGGAAGGTCGAATTCAAACCCGGCCAACTTCCTTCGTCTCGTACCAAGCAGTTTGAGATGGGTGTTGTGTCCAACCTCATCACCGATATGACAATCCAGAAGGCAAACAACGCCGAGCTAGCTCGAGCAGTTCGGCACTCGATGGTTGTCATCGATGCAGAGAAGCACAGCCTCAACTACAAACAATCTGAGATCGACAACAACATCAAGCAGCTCAAAGAGAAATATCAGAAGAGCAAGCGAGGTGGTGCGTCGACTCTTATTTCGAGGGCAACGGCGGAGGAGCGAGTTCCAAATCGAACCCCCCGTCCAGCAAAAGACGGCGGTCCGATTGACAAGGCCACTGGCAAGAAGGTGTACGTACCAACTGGTGAGACGTATGTAAACAAGCATGGTAAGACTGTGCTTAACACCTTCCGTTCTACGAAGCTTGCAGAAACGGATGATGCACACACCCTCTCATCAGGTACACCCATCGAGAGAATCTATGCAGATCACTCGAATAGGTTGAAAGACTTGGCTAACCAAGCAAGGAAGACAATGGTCAATACAAAGACCACACCCTATTCGCCTTCTGCAAAGATCGCCTACTCGAATGAAGTGGCCACCCTGAATGCGAAGCTAAACCTCGCGCTCAGAAACGCCCCCCTCGAAAGACAAGCCCAGATCCTAGCAAACGCCACTGTTCGTGCCAAGCTTCGAGCCAATCCGGACATGGATCCTCCTGAGATCAAGAAGATTAAGTCTCAAGCTCTACAGGAGATGCGCAATAGAACTGGTGCTGAGAAGCAAGCGATCGAGATCACACCTGAAGAGTGGAATGCTATTCAGGCTGGCGCTATCAGCAATGACAAGCTAGAGAAGATTCTTGACCATGCGAACCTAGACATCGTCAAGAAGTTGGCCACACCCAAGACTCCTCTCAAGATGACTGATGCTAAGAAGAGTAGAGCTACCGCTATGCTCGCTTCTGGCTATACCCAGGCTGAAGTAGCAGAGGCTCTTGGTATGTCCGTCACTACTCTGAAGAAGGGATTGAGTGATGGCTGAGTCAATGCTAACTACTGTTGACAATCCTTACGATCCCTTCACTCAGTTCGATGAGTGGTACAACTTTGACACCCGTGCTGGCTACAACACGTCTGCTCTTCTTGCAAGGATCGTAAGAACTTCTGATGAATTGTCAGAACCACAACAGAGTCTAGCCATCGAACTAGCTATCGATGAGATCGTTCGTGAGAATGTTTCAGGAATGCATCGCAAAGTAACAAAGAATGATGCTACTACTTTATCTTCTTAAGTCTAGGGAGATTTCGAAGTAGGGGGAGGGGGGTCTCGCAAAATTGACCCCCCTCTTGCAT